CTTAATCAACGTTATCTGCTACGACGAAGAATACACAGAGGGCAGTGATACGAAGCCGTACATTGATCCGAAGAGTGTCATTCTGACAGCGCCTGGTGCCGGCCGTACGCTGTATGGTGCGGTTTCTCAGGTAGAGCAGGGCGACGGTCTGTTCCATACGTATACTGGTAAGCGCATTCCGAAGTATTTATCCAATGCAGAAGGCGACACACGCACACTGACATTGACTTCTTGCCCGCTGATGATTCCGAACAACAAGAATCCGTTCATCGTGGCGAAAGTTCTTGCCTAAGGAGGTAGTTTTATGATTCAAATCGTCCGTGGCGTTTATGGATATCTGGATAAGGACGGCATTGTCCGTCCGAAAACAGAAGCTGACGCACCGTTTACGCTGACGCCCGAACAGGAAGAACGCCTGGTGCGCCTGGGGGTAGCACAATATGTGGGAGATGTCAAGGAGGCGCCGGATGCACAACTTGACGAACCTGTCAAGTCTGCCCCTATGGAGGAAGAACCCGAAGAGGAAGCGCCTACAGACGGCCTTTCCCTGGCGGATTTATCTGCAAAGGAACTGCGTGAAATCGGCAAGGAATATGGCCTTAGTTTTAAGGTCGGCATGACCAAGGATGACATGGTGAAGGCAATCCAGGCAGCAGAGGCGGAGTTGGATGCGGCAGAAGAAGAGGATGGCGAACCGGCTCCCGTATTCGATGCATCCGAGGCGGTACAGTAATGGGCTTTAAAGATATGGTGGCAGCAGATATTGCTGCCACTTTTCTAAACAAGGCGTATTTTGGCGAAACCTTTCGTGTAGATGGCAAGGAAATCTCCATTGTTATTGACAACGATGAGTTAAAGGAGCGTCAGGGCGGGCAGGATCTGGCGGTTGCGGAAAGTGCCACACTATTCCACGCCGCAGTTGCAGACCTGCCACCCCGGAAGGCGCCCGGCTCCAACTTAAATATCAATGGCAGAGAGTGCCTTGTGGATGATTGGAAAGAGGCTATGGGTGTAGCTACCATCGCATTGCGGGAAACTATCACGGCTTAAGGAGGGACCTATCTATGACAATCGTTAAAATACTGGACGATGTAACTGCGTGGGCGCGGCAGAATATCTGCTCGCAAATCTCATTAAAAGTCCCTCCCAAGGGCACGGAACCCAACGATGAGGCTTACACATACAAGACAGCCAACCCGGTGGCCTTTACCATGTATGTTCCCACGGAGGATAAGCTACCGAAGGGCATTCCGTCAGCATTTCCTTCCCTGTGTGTGCGTTTTATGGAAGGGGAAAACCACCTGGCGAAAAACACCGGTACCATTGGGATTCAGCTTCTGCTTTCCGTATGGAGTCCCGGCACCTATGGTCCGGATTCCTTTGTGTCAAGTCCAAATGACCCGTTTCAGTGGTTGGTACACCCGGACGCAAAAGGCAAGTTTGAACGCAACGGCGATGGTTGGCGGGATGTTTGGAACTTTACGGACATTGCGGTGCGGGCAGTGGAGAGTACAGCGCATATTTCCGGCTATGAAATCGACCGCTCCGTGCCTGTGAAATACGGTCCCTTAACCGAGCAGGAGGCAATTCCGGACTTCTATCCGTTCTGGTTTACCTGGGTCACTTTCCAATTAATCTATCCGCTACAGCGGAACGACGAAAATATACAACAATTCCTGTAAGGAGGGAAATTAATGGCTGACTACAAACACGGCACTTATGGCGAGTTTGCCCAAAGTATCGGTGCGGTAGCCACACAGAGCGGCACCGTGGCTGTTTATGTGGGCATTGCGCCGGTCAACTTGGTAAGGGGTTTTGAAGCATATGTAAACGCCCCTGTCAAGTTGACGGATTTTGTCTCTGCAACACGCTATATGGGCTATTCTAACAATTGGGCGCAATTCGACCTGTGCGAAGCGTTCAAGGTGCATTTTAATAATACCCTGGGGAACATTGGCCCGATTGTGGCAATCAATGTGCTTGACCCAGCTACCCATAAGAAAGCAAGCGAAAGTACAGTAAGCCTGTCCTTCGTGAATGGTCGCGCTACCTTCGATAGCGACACTATTATCCTTGACTCCCTGGTGCTGGCTGACAAGGTAGAGGGCACAGATTTTGCCATCGACTACGACTTTACGAAAGGTCAAGTCATCCTGAACAGCATCGGCAATCCAATCACCGGCACTCTGCAGGCAACCTATTCTGAGGTAGATCCTGCGCAGATTACGGCGGAGGATATCATCGGTGGGGCAACTGCAGCTGGTGAGTATACGGGCCTTGGCTGTGTAAGCCTGGTATATCCGGAGCTAAATATCATCCCCAATATTATCTGCTGCCCTGGTTGGAGCACAGAGCCTACGGTATACAACGCCATGATCACGGCCGGCACAAAAATTAACGGCCATTGGGATGCGGTTGTCTGTGCCGACATTCCCGTTTCGGATGGTGGAACAAAGGTAGACACCATCGAACTGGCTAAGAAGTGGAAAGAGGACAATGCCTATGTCAGCGAAAGAGTCAAGGTCTTCTGGCCACAGGCAAAAGACAACGAAGGGAACGTATATCATGCCTCCACCCTGGGCGTTTGGCTAATGCAGACAGTGGATGCGCAGAACGAGGGCATTCCTATGGAAAGTCCTTCGAACAAGGCTGTGCCTATTGTCAAGCAGTATTTCGGGGAAGGCAGTACCAATCGCGGCTTTGACCAACAGCGTGCCAACGAACTGAATGCGGAAGGTATCACAACGCTCGTGTTCTGGGGCGGCCTTTGGGTACTGTGGGGACCTCATACGTCTGCCTATAAATTCGGCGCTATTACAGACAACCGTGTCATTTTTGACAATTCCATCCGTCTGATGATGTATGTGTCGAACAGCTTCCAGCAGGAGCATGCACTTACCATCGACCAACCGATGACAAAGGCGCTGGCGGATACCATCAAAAGCCGTGAACAAGAGAAAATGGATGCCCTGGCCGCAAACGGAGCCTTTATCGGCACACCGATTGTAGAATTCAAGGAATCTGAAAACTCTGTGGGCGATTTGGTGGAGGGTAACTTCACCTGGGGCTTCCGAGGCACACCCACACCGCCGTTTAAGAGCGGTACTATGCGCGTAGCATACACAACAGCTGGCTTTGACAGCTATTTTGGGGAGGTGTAGTAAGTGGCTAAGTTTGTGAATATTTGCGGTCCGGTTATCGGCACAACCGTTTATGCAAGCGGAAAGCTGGTAGCTAGAGATACCGCCATCACCCTGCCGGAGGTCACGCCAGTAACCGCAGACCTTGCGGCAATGGGTACGTTCAGTCTGCCGATCTGGCAGCTGCTTGAGAACCTGGAGACTACCATTACCAAGATTGGTGTGGATATGGGTCTGCGTGAGCTGATCAAGCCGGACATGAAGCCTTTGGAGTTCCGCTGGGTACAGACTGTTACGGATGCAAAAGGCACGACCCGCAACGTGGGCTGTAAGGCCTTCATTAAAGGCATCCCGAACAAGATTCCGGGCATCGGCTTGACGGTTGGTGAAGCCAGTGAAAACGAGACAACCATTGCAACCACACGCTATAACCTATTTGTGGATGGCCAGGAGATGTTCTTAATTGACCGCCTTGCGGGTATTGTCCGTATTGACGGCAAAAACTATGCGGATATGAATAGCCTGCTGTAGCAGAAACGTTGACGAGATTTGTGGTTTTGGGGTATAATAAAGACCTACATCACACACATTGCATACAACACAACTAAGTTTGCTCACCGTTGAAAAAGGACTAAATTGGCGTCAGACGGCTGTTTTATCGGCTAACAAATCTATTCCTGGAAAAGCACTTTGCATTTTTGCAAGGTGCTTTTTTGATACAGAGATTGTTGACGAGATTTGTGTTTTTCGGTATAATTTTGACATATCACATGGCACTTAGAACTATGTCACAGTTAAACGAGAACCCCATTGTAACGTCAAAAGGCTGTTTTATCAGCGAATAAATCATGCTGAAAGAGGCACTTTGCATTTTTGCAAGGTGCTTTTTTCATGCCCAAAATTAGAGGACCCCGCCCATTTTCCGGCGGGGTCATTGCTTTATGAAAGGAATTTACTATGCGAAATAAAATCAAGTTGCAGGAGCCTATCACCATTAACGGCAAGCAGGTAACCGAGCTTTCTTACGATCCTATGGAAATTACGGCGCAGCAGTTCTCGGAAGCCTGCGCCAGAAGCTCTGCCATTGACAAAAATAAGTCTTTTTCTTTTAAGATGCGCGAAAACGACTATTCGCTCCATCTGTATCTCGGCATGTTTGCCATTATCGCAGTCAATCCCGACATTGACATTACAGACCTTGAGAGAATCAAGGGCTTTGACGTGTTGGCCATTGCCGACGTAGGAATGCTTTTTACATTACGGAGGTCGGTGGCACCCTCCGAGGAAAGCAACTCCGAAGAGCAATAAGGGAGTACAGCCAATACTACCACAGCAGTATCCGTGATGTGGAACGGGAACGGCTTGTGTACTTCCTAAGAGACTACGGCGAGGCTGTGGAGGAGGCAAAGGAACGGGCGGCAAAACAAAAAGCTTCCGTTCCTTCCCGCCATAAATACAGACCATCACGCCACAGATAACCATGATTGGAGGTGGTTAAGTGGCAGGAAACTCTAAGGTCCTATCTACAGTCGTTAGTATAGCCGGCGAAATCAGTCCGACCCTGGGTAAGTCCATTGAAGAGCTGGAAAAGAAATTTGAAGGCGTCAATGTAAGCGCCCTGGCTGTTGGTGCGTCCATCGGCGCCATCGCTGTCGGCACCGGCGTAGCTGTAGTAGGCGCTACAAAGTCCCTGGCACAACTCGGAGATTCCTTCAATTCCGCTGTGAACGATATCGCGGCCGGAACCGGCATGGTGGGGCAGGAATTAGAGGGAATGTCCGACGTTTTAAAGGATGTTTACGGCAGTAACTTTGGCGAGAGCATGGAAGATGCCGCTGCCGGCATCACGCAGGTGTATCAAGCAACGGGGCTGACGGAGGATGCCCTTGCAGATACCACGAAAGCCGCCTATGCACTGTCTGACACCTTCGGTTACGATATTGCCGAGAGCGCTCGCGCCGCCAAGGCCATGATGACAAACTTCGGTGTGTCCGGTGAGGAGGCCATGGGGCTGATTGCCGCCGGCGCACAGAATGGCCTTGACTATTCCGGAGAACTGATAGATAGCATTAGCGAATATTCTGTTCAGTTTTCTAAGCTGGGCTTCTCTGCAGATGATATGTTTAATATCTTCCAGCAGGGTGCGGATTCCGGCGCTTGGAACCTGGACAAGGTGGGCGATGCCGTAAAAGAATTCTCTATTCGTTCTATTGACGGTAGTAAGACCACAACCGAGGCATTTGAAGCGCTGGGCCTCAATGCCGGCGAAATGATGCAGACCTTCGCGGCCGGTGGTGACGGTGCGTCCATAGCCTTCCAAGGTGTCCTGGGGGCACTTATGGAGATGGACGACCAGGTCCAAAGGGATGCCATCGGTGTAAAACTGTTCGGTACCCAGTGGGAGGACCTGGGCACGGAAGCCATGGCTGCGCTTGCGGATATCAACGAGGGCGCTTATGACACGGAAGATGCCCTGGGTAAAATCAACGATATCAAGTATGACAACCTGGGTGCCGCCTTTGAAAGTATCAAGCGGCAGGGCGAGGTGGCACTTCTCCCGCTGGCCACTACCATTGCCAATGCCTTCATGGAGATTGCCCCGGTTATCGCGGACCTATTCACCCAGTT